ACACCAGGAAAGCCTCCTGCGCATGATGGGCGAGCCCGGCATCGTCCAGGCGATCGGCCCCCTCGCGATCGACGGCCTGATGATCGGCTGCACCCTGGCTCTGCTGTTCACCCGCACCTCCGTTCCGGCCGGCGAGGAGCTGCCCGCCATCGCCGAGGCTCCCATCGAGCAGGTCGAGCAGGTCGAGGCCCCGGCGATCGAGAGCAAGCCTCGCGCCCCCCGCACCCCTCGCCGCACCGGCCAGGCTGACGAGCGCTCAGCCATCGCCGCCCGCGCCCTGCTGGCCGGTGCGACTCCGACTGAGGCCGCAGAGAAGTCCGGCCTGTCCGTCCCCGCGGTGCGCAAGTACCGGCAGGCCATCGAGGCTGTTCGCCGGGACCCGCACGCGCCGATCGCCCTCAGCGTGAGCACGGCCGTCGTCGACATGATCCGCGACGAAGTCCGCCGGTCCGCGGTATGACGAACGTCGAGCCCGGCATGCGCCCGTGTGGTGCGTGCCGGGCTCTCGTCGTGTCGTGCGAGCACTGGAATCCGGCGCGCCGCCCCCTGGTGAGCAGACCCCTCCCCCCGCCGTCGCGCACCCCGATGTCGCTGTCGATGCTCTGGGGGTCGGCCACTCCCCGCGCCCTGCTGGCCGAGGCGATCGCCGCACCGGACGGGATCATCGACGTGGCTCGGGTCAGGGTGCGGCGTGAGGCTGCCGGCCGGATGGCGCGTCGGGGGGTGTTCGTTCAGCTGGCCGCGCGCTCGACGCGTTACCGGATCACCGACGAGGGGCGCCGGGTGTACGCGAAGCTGCTCGACATGGACCGCGGCGTGTTCCGCTCTTGATTCTTGCGCCCCGGATTCTCGTGCGCTAGAATCGTGTTCATGGAATTCACTCAGCGAGTCGGGCGCCGGACGTTCACGGCGCAGATCACCGTCGACGACGGCAAGTGGTTGATCCGGTCCGGTGCCTACCGGTGCACCGTCCCGATGACCGGCCCGGAGGTCGAGTCGTGGGTGGACGCGTGGAGGCCGGCCGATCCGGAAGGCATCCCCGGGGATGTCGAGACCCTGCTTCGCGACCTGGCCAAGGCGGGCACCCCGCCTCGCCCTGCCACCCTGAGGCGAATCCCGTACGGGCCGGACGCATGGGCGCCGCTGGACGGCGAGGAGTTCGTGCGCGTGATCATCATCGAGACGCGCGCGATCCGCTTCGGCGAGCCCGGGGAGATCGTCACGGCGCGTCTGCGTTGTGAGTCGCCTCGCTGCCGCCCGGGCCACGGGCGTCCGCGCGCGTGGCTGGTGGTGCAGCTTCCCGGGAGTCGCTACGACACGGCCAAGGTGCACAAGGAGGACGGGGAAGTGCTCGTCGAGGGAGTGTCCCCGCGCGAGTTCGCCGCCCAGCACTACGCGTGGCACCGGGACACGTTCGGGATCTCCCCGCGTGTCGCCCTGGACGAATGGATCAACCGGCACGCCGACGTGGCCATGCCGGAGCTCACCGCCGAGCAGCGTCGCGAGATCGACGCGGCGCTCGCCATCGCGAAGTCCGAACGTTGAGAGGAATGGATCACGTGGAATTCACTTACGGCTCACTGTGCACCGGCTACGACGGGATCGGGATGGGGTTGCGTCTCGCCGGTCTCGCGCTCGACTCACGATGGTGCGCGGAAACGGAGACCAGCGTCGCCGGACTCCTCACCTCGCCGAACGTCGGCGACATCACCGTCGCCGACTGGTCCGGGGTGCAGCACCCGAAGATCATGAGTTCCGGTGACCCGTGCCAGCCCGTGAGTGTCGCCGGGCGACGCGAGGGGCGCAAGGATCCCCGGTTCCTCTGGCCGTATGTGCGCACGGCGTATCGCGCGCTTCGCTCGGAGCGACTGTTCTTCGAGAACGTGCAGGGCATCGTGTCGCACGACGAGGGGCGGACGCTGGCCGAGCGGCTCGACAATCTTCGTGACGACGGCTACGCCGTGCGCTGGACTGTCCTCGGTGCGTGCGCCGTCGGCGCCCCGCATCACCGGCACCGTTGGTACGCCCTGGCGACGCGCGTCGGACCGTCCGCCCCGGAGGCCGTCCGCGTCGGCCGGAAAGCCTACTGCGGCGCCCCGCGCTCGGGAGGCCGGGTCCTACTCCCGACACCCAATGCCCGCGAGGGTGGCGAGCGGGGCTTCCCGTCGCGTGAGCACGCGGAGCGCCGGCGGGATAATCCGGAACGCTCGCTGAATCTCGAAGACGCGATCGCAACCCTGCTCCCGACGCCGTGCGCGACTCGGTCCGGCAACAATCGCGGCGGCGCTGCCGGTCGGGTCGGTGAGGTGCGCCCCTCGCTCGACAGCGTGCATGCGCTACTTCCGACACCTCGTGCCACCGGCGGGGCGAACGGTGGTCCCGGCCAGCGGGGATCGGCGGGGGATCTCGCGATGCCGTCCGCCGTCCAGCCGCGGCGCTGGGGGCGCTACGCGGAGGCTGTCGCGCTCTGGGAATCGATCACCGGCATTCCCGCACCCGCGCCGACGGTCCCCGGGCCGAACGGCGGAGTGCGACTGAATCCGGCGCTTCCGGAGTGGATGATGGGGCTGGCGCCCGGCACACTCACCGATCACATGGAACGCAGCGACGCACTGAAGGCTGCCGGCAACGGGTGCGTCCCTCAAGCCGTCGCCGCAGCGTGGTGCATGCTGGCCGACTGACCGGCACCCGAACGTGACTCGGCCCCCACCGACAGGGAAACGGTGGGGACCGAGGGCATTTGCGCTACCGGCGTTCGAGCACCGCGTCGATCGTGCTCTGACCGAGATACTCCGGACGCGAGCGCGCGGCTCGGCCGGCGAACCAGGCGCCGGCGGACACCAGCAGCGGAAGGGCGACGATCCGGACGCCTTCCGGGAGCGCGTTGACCAGCTCGACACCGCGGGTCTCGATCAGGCTCACCGCGGCCAGCGACCCGACGAACGAGGCCAGGGACGCGATGCGGACTTTCCATTCTGTCTTGCCGGTCTTCGCACTCATTTCGTCACTCCCAGGTAGGACAGCAGGCCGATGAACGCCATGGCCACGGTGGCGATCAGGGCGATCACCGATTTGGGCATCTTGTCTCGCTCGATGGCCCTGATGCGCGCCTCGAAGTCCGCGCGGACCTGAGCGATCTCCGCACTCAGGCGCGCCACCTCACCGGGGACGGTGGCCAGCACGCGAATCTCTCGCTTGTGCTCGGTCACGTCCTCTTTGATGTAGGCCATATCGGACAAGACTGTACCAATCTTGGCGGAGAGGTCACCTAGCATGCGGTGAATCTCGGCCAGCATGGCACCCGCGCCGTCGTTGGGGTAGGGGCTTGTCACGATTTGCCTACTCGCCGGTACCTTCGCGCAGCACCGCGCGGAGTGCTTCGGTCAGTTCGGCGACGGTGGGCGCACCGCCCGGGCGGGCGGCCACGGCGTTCAGCGTCGCCTCGACGGCGGTCAGCTTCGCGGTCAGGCCGGCGATGGACTGCAACGCCTGCCCCATGGTGGTGGTGCTGCGCCCGATCACCTGACCGTGAACGCCGATCCCCGCCGCCCTGCTCAGCGCTCCCTGGCCGTCTGCGGCCTTCAGCGCCTTGGTCACTGCGGCGATGATCTCTGCTTCGGTCACGTCGTCCTCCGGGGTGTCGATGGCTCCGATGTGCTGGAACCAACGGGTGAACAGGGCTGTCTTGTCGCGGTGCTCGCTGTCGCGATGCCACGAGACGTGCGTGTGAGTGAGGTGGGAATCGTCACCGGTGCTGCGGCGGCCTAGGCGGTCCCAGCGCTTGACGGTCTTCCCGTCGGCCGAGTAGATGATCTCGCGGATGTCACCGGCCCCCGCCGCACCCGCCCGGCACTGGCCGACCATCCACACGCTGAGGTCGCGAAGCGTGTGCGTCTTGCCCTTGACGGTGATCTTGAACCATCCGATATCGAGCCCGCTGGCCGCCTCACTGAGCCCGTTGCGGTCGCGCGACGATTCGACGACGGAGTACGCGGAAGACTTCAGGGCACCCTTGCCGAGATGGTATGAGGTGCCGGAGTTCGCGTGCGAGACACTGCCGACGATCCCCAGTTCCACGGCGGAGAGCTGGGGGACGTGCCGCTGGATCAGTTTGCGTACGGCCAGGATGGCCGGGGGTGCGAACGTCATTTTTGAACCTCCCTGTCCATCGACCGTATCACTCTCCGCTACCACTACAGCGGGCGGATGAACTCCCACTCCAGGACGGACGCGAACTGCACGGAGACTGCGGTGCTACTCGTGCCGGCGCCGGAACGCGTGGCGGTGTAGAAGATCTCGAAATAGTCGGATACTCCGTCGCACGCCACGAACGCCGACACCGGCAGGACCAGTGTCTGGGAGCTCGCGCTGGGGGTGATGCGGTGCGCCGGCGCCATCGGTGTCCCGTTCAATGCGATGTACGCCTGCACGACGGTGAAATCTGTTGCCCCGGCCAGGGACACGCCGCCCGACGCTCGGTAGAGGCCCGCCACCGTCGGCGTGACCCTGGTGTTGTTCGTCGAGGTGCTGTGGAATCCGGCGGTGTCGATCTCGTCGGTGGCGGCGAACGTGATCGCCGTGGCCGTGCTGTTGACGATTCCGGTCTGCGCCGTACCCTGCCGGATCCGGCCGACGGGCTTCTCGGCCGTCGTCTCGTTCACCGGCGTGACGACGTTCGTGTTCAGCAGGTCGGCCGTGAGCCTCTGGCCGGTGGCGAATTCGATTGCCATGGTGCGCGTTCTCCCTGCTCAGCGTGAGATGTAGAAGGGGTGGTCGAGACGTACCAGCGTGCCGGCGTCGTGCGCCTTGACCACCCCGTTGACCGACCTCGTCACGGTGCCGGTCTGCGGAGACGAGGTGCCCGTCACCGCGGTCAGCGACATCACCTCGCCGCCCACGGTGATCGCGATCGGGAAGTCCGCGGGGAGGTCCGCACTGGTCACCCAGAGGGCGGAGTCGGCCGGAGTCACCAGCGACAGCGACGTTCCCGTCGTCGTGATCGACGATCCGATGGTGTGACCGGTGGCGTCCAGCCGCGGAGTGGGGATGTCGTTGTCGAGGATGGCGGCAGCCTGGTACGGGCCGCCCGGGGTGCAGTTGAACTCGATCTCCCACAGGAAGCGGGACAGCTGCTCCCGGTAGCCCTGGATGATCTGCGGGACGTCGTCCGGAGGCATCCACGCCGGGAGGTCGGCCAGTACCGCGGTGTCGCCGAGATTCAGCCCGGCCACGGCCCCGAACAGGTCGTCGGCGGCGAGTAGGCGCGCACGGTGCAGCGCCACCGTCAGATCGGGGTACCGGTCCTGATCCCAGGACGACGTCAGTGCGAGCCATCCGGCCACCGAGGGGAGGCGTTCGTCGGTGGCCAGGTTCAGCGTGGCCTCCGTCGCGTACCGGCCGACCCCCGCCGGCGGATCGGAGATCGAGGTCAGGCCCTCGGTGACGATCGCCCGGAATGCCGATCCGCCTGTGCGGGTCACCGTGACGTCGTTGGTGAATCCGATGTCGTCGTCCGTCGGCGACGGAGTCTCGGCCAGGTCGGACAGCGCGTGCGACAGGGTCACGTCCGACCTGGCCTCGAAGTCCGCGCGGACGCGGTATTCGAGTGTCATCGCGTCGCGCGCCTCTCCGCCCATCCCTCCGTCCGTCTCCCAGCATTCGGCGATCAGGTCGGGCAGGGTTTTGGTTTCCTGGTATCCCATCGGTTCGGACGCGGAGAACAGGCCGGTGATCTCCATCGGCACTCCCTCCTCGTCGGCCAGGCGCGCAAGGCGCGCCGCCGCCGTCTCGCCGATGTAGGCCTTCGCCACGTCCCGGTATGGTGCGGCGGCGACGTCGATCGCGTCGGTGGACGCGAACACGTGGCTGATTTTCATGTCGTGGAACGCCGCGTCGTTGGCGGCCAGGAACCAGATCTGACGCGGCTCGACGGATCCGGCCCCGCCGGCGATCGTCGTGGGGCCGACCGACCCACCGAACGCCTCGATGGCGTCCCAGCGCTGCGTGTACCGGAGGTCTGCGCCGTCCTCCTCAAGGAAGAGGTTGTAGCCGATCCACCCGTTGACGGGGTTGATGCTGGTGACGCTGGTGGAGATCGTCGACACGAGCGTGTCCACGGTGTCGTACCAGTTGACCACCCATGCGCCGGATGAGATCTGAATCTCGACACGCCAGAACGTGAAGTAGATGATCGCGAACGTTGTGGCGCTCGCCGGGAGTGACGTCATCTTGACGTAGAAGATGTAGCTGTACTGGAGTCCCAGGTCGAGCAGCTTCACGCTCGCGATGGCGCGCGAGGAGCTGTTGCTGAACGCTAGGCTGGACGTCGCCCCGGGCGGTGAATCGGAGTCCCCGAGGCGCGCCTCTCGCAGCGACATCGGGTAGATGATGGCGCGAGGATCGGTTCCGCCGGCCAGGTTCGCCCCCTGGGTGGCGTCGGATCCGTCCTCCAGCGGCCACCAGCCGAACGACGACAGCGGTTTGAAGTTGCGTGTCATCGGCGAGTCGAGCGGCTTGACACCCTGGCTCAGTCGTTGCAGCATCCCCGCCGCTCCGGCGGGGATGGTCACGTCCGCGCCGGACGGGTCCCAGCGCTTCGGCAGTGACGACAGTTCGCCCCAGAACCGCACCCGGTCGGACGTCACCCGGGCGCCGGTGCCGGAGATGTCCCACGTGTTCGGCGATGCCAGGCCGTCACTCCAGGACGTGGCTCCGAGGGCTTGCGCCTCCGGGTTGAAGTCGGCCACCACCGTCCCGTCGATCCCGCTGCGGACCTGGAAACGGAACAGCTTCCCGCCATAGGGGAGCGTGTTACTGAACGGGTTCCCCCTCGCCACGTTCAGCTCCGCCGTGCCGGCGAAGATGCTCGTCGCTCCCGACTGGACGATCGGTGAGCCGAGCACGGTCCACGGGCCGGTGATCGTCGGGCCGGTCCAGAACGTCAGCGTCCGGTTCCCGCCTCCCGAGTCGACGTCCAGGGTGATGCGCACACAGATCCGGCCGCCATCGGGCGGGGGGATCGGAACGGACGGGACGACGAACCCGGACGCGAACGAACCCGCAGTCGTCCAGTTGATGGCCAGCTCCCCCTGGCCGGTGAGGCGCACCACCCAGGATCGCTGATCGCCCGCGGGTAGCCATTTTGCAGCCAGTGTCATGTCGGTGGTGGTGCGCCACGCGTGCGGCCAGATGTCGGCCCTGATGTCGATGTCACCGGTGATGTCGAGTGAGGCTTTGTCCGCGGTCACCGCACCGGCCACGATCCCAGTGTCGTTCCACAAGGTCTTCAGGTGGTTGTCGCCCCGCCCGGCACTGACCCGGATCTGCGTGTTCTTCCCGATCTTCCCGTAGTTCACGCTCGTCGGGAGCCGGGTGGAGAAGAATCCGTCGGCGTTGTCAAAGGTGAGCGCAGCGCGCTGACTGGCCGTGCGGCCCTGAGCGTTCGCCCGCCCGCGCTGGATGTCGATGCGCTGCCCGTTGCGCACGCGTGACGACACGTCCGTCCATGTTCCGTCGATCAGAACCTCGACGACGGGATGATCTTCACTGCCGAACAGTGTCGCCACCGATGCACTCCCCCTGTCAGCCGACCCGGCTCACGCCGAGAACGGTCTGAACATTACCGCCCTGTTGGTTGATCTCCAGCCGTAGCGCCTCCAGCAGTACGCGCATCAGCTTGCTGCTGCCGGACGGATCCACCACGAACCTTCCCGCGATCGGCGGGGGTGCGTCGGGGCGCCCCCCGAATCCGTTGGCGGCGATCCGGCGCGTGTCCGGGTTGGAATGGACCTGAGTTCCGGCGGGGAGTTTCACCAGCTCCGGCCCGGACTCGCCGACCATGGTCAACCCGGACGACATCGATCCGTTGGCCGCACCCGTGATACCGCCGTGCGCGAACCCGCCGATACCCGAGTCCGTCCCGGCTGCATTGCCGACCACGCGACGCCGGACGGTGTAGGTCTGCGTGAAGCTGCCCTCCCAGGCGTTCGCCGCACCCTTCGCAGCCCGCAGCGCTTTCTCCAGGTCGCGGATCTGCGGTTCGGTCAAGCCGGCCTGCCGCCACACGTCTCGCAGCGCGGGGGTGACCTCACCCAGTCCGTCCCTGGCCGCCGCAGCGGCAGCACCGGACATGCCGGTAGCCGCCTTGCCCAGCTTGACCAGCGCGTCCCTGGCCTCCTCGCTGCGCGGGCCGTGCTTGTCGAGCGCCTTATTGTATTCGGTCTGCGCTTTGGTGACGTCCTGCTGCGCAGTGATCAGGTTGAACAGCGGGTCGGTCTGCTTCTTCATCTCGTCGGCCAGGGCGGCCATCCACTCCACCTGGGACTGAACCGAGGCCGTGGTGCCGTCCACCTTGTCCGCGAGGTCTGCTTGCGCGCTGGTGGTCTCCTCGGTGGCGAACGCCCCGTCGGCCAGTGAGGTGACCCATCCGTCGATGTCGTCGATGACGCCACCGATGATGTCGCCGATCGGGCGGACCGTCTCGATGAAGAACGCGGCTATCTCGGTGAACAGGGTCAGCGTGTCGATGGCGCCCGTGATGATCGAGGTCAGGAAGTCGAGGGCGGACGCCCATGAGTGGGAATCGTCGGCCGCGTTGGTGAGCAGGGTTCCGAGAGCCTCGCCCACCTCAGCGAACGCGTCCCCCAGCGCCTTGACGACCGGTCCGGCGTTGCCGAGTGCGTCGTCGATACCCGCCACCAGGCCGTCGACGCCATCGAGGATGCCGTCGAGCAGTGGCCCGGCCAGGTCCCCGCTCTGGGAGAAGATGCTGCGGATCTCCGGCAGTAGCCCTTTCCAGCGGGCTGCCACCGTGTTGATCGCACCGATGGCGGACGGGACGAACGACGTCGACGCGTCCTTCAGGTCCTCTTTGAGCATGCTGCCGAGCGCTTTGCCCGCGCCCTTGACCTGAGGGTGCTGCACTGCGGCGACGAATCCACCGACGATGCCGACACCGGCCGCCCCACCGACCACGGCGGCGCCGAGTGTTCCGCCGATCAGGGGTGCGGCGCTGAGCGCGACCAGGCCGAGCGCACCCACGATCTTCGGGTTCTCGGCGACGCCCATGAGAATGTTGCCGAACGCCTCGACGAACCCAACCCCGGCCTTCGCCCCGGCCTTGCCGCCCTTCTTCCCGGCGCCGGGAAGAAGCTCTTCACCGTCTTCACCCTTGGTGGCCGACTTCAGGCCGTCCCGGATCCCCTTGGCGAGTTTCTCGCCGGCGTCCTTCCCGGCGAGTTCCATCTCATCGGAGATGTCCGACCCGAGGATCGTCGCACCGGCCAGGGTGCCGGGCGCATGTTCGTCGAATCCGTCGGCGATCCCCTGGCCGAGCACGCCGCCGGCGTTCGCCCCGGCATCGCCGAGGATGCCGGTGATGCCGTCACCCAGGTCGGACGCGCTCCCGAGGATCGATCCGTGCCCGGACTCGAATCCCTGGCCGATCCCGTCCGCGAGCCCTTTCCCGCCTTTGGTGCCGGACTCCTTCAGATCTCGTTCGATCTGCTCGCCGAGCTTCTTCGCCGACGCGCGCGCCTTCGCGAAGCCTGCCGCCGTGTCGTCCTCGGCCCGGACGTGGATGACGACTTCATTCTCCATCGCGCATCCTCCTCTCGATCTGGATCATTCGCAGGATCGACGCGTCTTCGGCCAGCACCTGCGAGGGGAGCACCTTGAACCGATCGCACAGGTGGAGGATGTCCAGCGCTTCCGCTGCTTCCGCCGGGAGCGTTACAACGTTTCCATCGGGATCGACTCCTCCACCGACGTGGCGGAAGAGGTCGATCCCAGCGCCAAAGGGGCGCTGACTCCGGCCGCCGCGAGATACCACTGCTTCGCGATCTCGGCCAGCACCGCCGCCTCCTGCGTGTACAACGACTCGGCAGAGATCGGCAGCGTCTCCCCGTTCTCGTCTTCGAGATTCCAGCTCTTGACGTGGTCGGCCAGCAGCGCACCGAGGCGCGCCTCATCGCGGCCGACCTTCAGCGCCTTGACCTCCATCAAGGTCGCGACGCTGGTGGAGGTCATGTCGATCTCCAGCCCCGCCAGGTCGGTGCCCTCATCCCAGCGCAGTGCGTACGTCCGCTGAAGCCTGAAACCCATTCTCTTCTCCCTGTCGATGGTGCGGTCAGTGGGCGGTCACGCCCAGGTCGGGACGGTCCCGTCGGCCAGCACGCCGGGGGCGGACCAGGTGAGCTCGCCGGACTGCGCGCGGGTGAGCGCGTAGTCCGTGTAGAGCAGCTCTCCCGCGAGGGTCTGGCCGGATACCGTGAGCGTGGTGGTTCGGGCGACGCTAGTGCTGGGCACGGTGCGGAACACCGTGTGGCACTGGTTGGTGGCGTCGTTGAAGACGCCGTTGAGCGTGATGCTGAAATCCGCCAGCAGCAGCAGGCGCTCGAACGCCGACTTGTCGACACCGGTCACGTCCTGCACCCCGCGAGGGGTGGCGAACTGAAAGTTCGTGATGTCGTTGCGGATGTCGCGCGCCGTCCCGCCGCTGTCGTCGACGGAAAGGGCAGACCACCCGAGGCCGGTTTCCTTTGCCATGATATGTCCGTTTCTATCCCCGTCGCCGGACGTCGGCGATCGTCTGCTGATGGGTGGCGAAGTCGTCCACCCAGTCCCGGCTACGCCGGGAGATCGGCGCACTCATCCCGTCGGTCACCCGATAGAGCGGCTCACGCTGGAGACTCTTGCGGTGCTGCGAGCGCCGGAAGCACGACTGACCGGCAGTGAACGTGAACGTGTTCGTGCCATCTTCGTTGCATACCGGGCCGGCGAAGGAGTACTTCCCGCGCAGCGCGAGCACCTGGCCGTGCTCCGGCGTGCCGGGAAGCACGGTCGTTTTCCAGCCGTTGCGCCACGCCGTACAGTCCACCTCTTCGCACGTCGCCGGGCGGAAGTGGGTCGGAAGCGGGGCGACGATCTGATAGGTGCGGGTCTGCTGCGGAGTGAGTCGAGGCACGATCATCAGAACACCGTCGCTGTCTCGTTACGCACCGCGTTCACGACGAACGAGGCGCTGGTGAACGTTCCCGTCGTGATCACGCGCAGATACCGGCGCACCGTCGCACTCGCGCCGGTGGCGATCCGCTCGAACGTGGCGCCCGTGGCGCTGGTGAACGCCGCACCGGCCAGGTCCGCGAACGTCGCGTTGTCCGCCGAGTCCTCGATCTTGACGACGACGCTCGTGCCGGTGAACGCCGTCAGGTGCAGGTAGAACTGTGCGCCGAACGACGTCGCCGCCCCGTTGTCGAGGCTCGCGCCGTTCGTGGCGGTGGTATCGGTGCGCAGGCCGGCGGTGAGCTGCTGTCCCCATTCGAGGCCGAACTC